TATGGATCACTATCAATAACGACTGATTGTAAACCTTTATAATCACGTCCCTGTAAACGATAGACTTCTTTCTGTTGTCTCATATCTCGATCGAGTCTATAACATAATTCTGCATTTAGTGCCATTAATTGACGTTTATCATCACTATGTTCAGAATAATGAAAGTTCATACACTCTAACATGTATTCAAGTTCAATAATAGTAAATTTCATTTTAGTAGTCTCCTCCATATATTTCTTCCATCAACTCATCATAAAGTTTCTTTAGTTTAGTTGCTGTAATACTCTTTGCTTTATCATTAATTTTCTCTTCTGTCTTATCATCAAAATTCTTAGCAAGATCTTTGATCTCTTTGATGTAATAACGACAGTCTGATCTTGTTATGGTCATAGATTTGTTTGTTTGTTATACTACTATTATAGTAGCATGAGATTCAATAACAACCACGACTATGCCAGTAATTAAACTGGCACATCATAGGTTGATTTATTTTTAAGAACATGCCAATATTCTTCATAAGATAGAGTTTCTTCTTTATCTGTATCGGTATTGAGTACAATATCAAAAGGATAAAAAGCATAATATCTCATATGATCATCAACATACTCTTTGATTTGTTTATACTTAGTCATCAGAACACCCCTTGATAACGCTTTGTATAGTATCGGTAAAATCCTCATCAAAGAATTCTTCGATCTCTACCATAGCATCATTAAATGAATGGTCATCTATCCATTTTTGCATATCTTGAGCAACATATACAACTAAATCCTCGACTGACATTCCATCAACGACTCGATCGATATAACGCTCTTTAAGAGCATTGAATTGTTTGTCTGTTAGTTTTGTTTTGTTCATAGTGTTAATCATGGATGATAGAATCAAAAATTGTGTCATCATTAGGGAACTCATTTACCTTAGCAATTGCTGCTGCGGCAACCATGTTCCAGACCTTTTGTCCTGACATTTTCTGATCTTGACAATGGAAAGCAACTGTATCCTCTAAGAGTTCAAGCACTTCCATTGACTCATTAAAGAGTTTTTCGTATTCTACAGGGTTCATCATACAGTCCTCACGAATAGTTTTGAAATGCGATCGTCAATTTCATTGACTCTCTCATAAACTGATCTGCCTTCGATCAATTCATCTTCTTGCATACTGTCATCATCATAACAACGATAATCTTCAAGTGCATTTGAGATAGTGTCCCATTCTCCATCAGTGAAGAATGAGCGAATTGTTTGCAGTTGGTCAAAAGAGAAGTCTCTAACCAGTGATCCTTGACGATTCATCATAAAGTTTGTTTGTTTGTTATGTACTTATTATAGGGCAGTGACTCAAAGAATCAACCACCCTTGTGCCAGTTTGTCTACTGGTCTAATGCCCATAGACTTCCACCATCAAAATCGGTAGGGTATCCATAGTTTCTAACTAACATATCTCTAACTCTTTCTCTGTCAAGTGAATCACCATCGCCCCAAGTGAATCTATCATTATCCAAATCAGATATCACTTGTAAGTAATCTTCCGTAGCAAGTGTAATGTCACCTTTAGTAACATTCATTTGATAAAGTGCATCATCAGCACCATAGAATGAAAAGACATAATCAATAAACTCATCAAGTTGATTGATGTCATATTTTGATTTTCCGATAGCAACGATAGAAGTCATAAACCTGTTTGTTTGTTATACTATCATTATAGGGCAGTGATATTGAATATCAACCGCCCTTGTGCCACTTATTCAACTGTCACTAGGTACAACCATTTGTGGGATTCCATCTTGAATATCCGCTAAGTGTCCTAGTTTATGACGAATTTTCCTAAAATTAACGTCAAAATCATCGCTCAACTTGTCAGTAACCCTACAAGGCGTACCTAAGATAAGTTGAAGCAGAGCGTCACACTCTGCTGCGGTTAGATTTGGGTCATTCATCATGCTACCTCGTATAATTCTTTTGGATAATCAGCAGGGATAGTTTCTTTGATAGGTTTGAATGTATCGTTGAAATCTTTAGTCTCTTTGTTCCAAAAACTGAGACCATAACACTCTAGAGTTCCGTCAAGTTCCTTGACGTAAGCATACTCTCCACAACACTTGTCAGTATCCTCAAAGAAGTGAGAGATAGTTTTGTGAAGTTTAGGAGCATTATCATCCATAGACTCACCTCGCTCTGTATAATAGCAAGGTTTGTACTCTCTACCTTCTAACTCTTCGGGTTCCTTAAGATCCCAACCTGAGTTAGTATAGCAACAACTCATGTTACCACCATCAATAAGTTCAGCGAATTGGTCTCTAGTATCATAGTGCTTGTTGAGAGTAACTCCCAACCACTGTGGATAACCATCCCAGTGATGATATACTGAAAGGATTGAACCATCAGCAAGGCGAAGTCCGATTCTTGAATTTGTTGACATAGTGTGTTGTTTGTTTGTTATGTACTTATTATAGTGTGGTGGGAATGGAAATCAACCACCTGTGTGCCACTAATCTAAGTGTCACAGGTCTGCTGGGTCTGAAGGCATCACCTGTGGTACGATCATCAGTTGTAACCTATCAACGACAGCGGGCACTAGATAACTACCATCAAAAGAGCAAGTTCCGTCATCATTCTTGTTACCTAACTTCTCACAAATTGCATCACTAACTAACTCATATAAAACGTTATGTTTCCTTGGGTTCTGATAAATGTGTTCAATAACTTCCAATACCAAAGCATCAGCAAGTTTGTTTAATGTCTCTTTAGATAGAGTCATTTAGTCCTCCTTTTTGTTTGTGTGGTCATTTTCCAATTCCCATAGGGTCATCTGATTCGCTCTCTAATTGAGAGACAATTGCACTATCAATTTTGTCTAGTTCTTCTTGATGAAACTTTCTTGTCCATCCATCATTGTATGATGAATTTGCATTTACCAAATGGTGTGCTCGGTTTCCAATCAAAACATCATTTTCTTCTCTATAATATTCATAAACAAGTTGTTGATATATGTCAAACAACTCTTGCAATACTACTCCTTCGAGATCAGTCCATGAACCAACGTAGTCAACTTGTGTCTCATCATATCCGCCCTTCTTGAAACTAGGAGCACTAAAAAAGTGCATATCTGTGTCTATCATGAAGTGATGACCATACTTCTCACTCTCGTAAGTTTTTACATATGTCCTCATTTTGTACCTCCATCAACTGCTATCATTTTGTGGTATATGTCATATGAAATATAATCTCTAATATCATTTGAGAGATCAGGGTCATGCTTTGTTTCTACTCTCTCTTTGAGTGAGAAATAAGTCGGTTCAAATATCTCAAAGAGTCTATTGAACTCGGTATCTGTTAGGTTTAATGTTTTCATAGGTCAATAGTATGCTCAAGTTTTAGACGTAATAGTGAGTCAACAACCGATTCCATAGTTGTCTTAGAGTAACCAACTGCATAGGGATAATCCTTCTTGTAGTCAGCGGCACTCTGTTCCGAAGCACCATAACATACCTCAATTGATTCATTGAGTGACATAATTATTGCATCAATAACGTAGGTCGGGATTTCAAGTTTGGGATCTGGCATTGAATTACCTTATATGTTTATATTATAGTATAATAAAATAGGATTGCAACCACTCATGTGACATTTATTCAACTGGCACACCCGATGAAGTGATTAAGAGTTGGTAATCACTTCATCTGGTACGCCCCATGTCTTTTTCATGTTAAAGTTTGCATAACTGAAGCGTTGACGTTTGACAAGTTTGTATGTACCATATTTGTTAGTCATCACATAACCCTCATGTTCATAGGGTTGACCATCAATAAGACACTCTACATCTTGTGACGTAGTGATGCCTTGCATCAATAGTTCTTTAACTTCGATAATCATATTGTACAAGTGGAATAGGTTTTTTGAATATCCTGTATCACTTGCAAGTTGATCTGGGTTAAGTTTCTTGCCTTCCCTCACATAACTGTTGACGATTACCTTTAGTGTTTTCCCTTCCTTGAGCGTGGGGAACTCGGTGAATCGTACCAACGTGCGAATAAGAATGAGCAAAAATTCGATCTTTGCATTTAAGCGGTTTGATCGGGCGCCCATACTAGCATGAGTATCAACTTGATAGTGTCTCAAGTTGGTACAGTCGAGATTCCCATAGTTATTAGTCCTATAATGGAATACTGCATCTAATTCTTGAATAGTTGCACCAACATATTCAGTATGAGTCGCTACAACCACTGATTGTTTGATTACTTTATCAAATTTGTAGGTGATTGTGTTAGGTTTGTAAGTATCATTACCACCATAACCAATGAAGTCGCACTGATATACCCCATGCTCTGTGGGCAGGGTCTCAAGACAAGTGTGTAGAATACTTGCTACGTTTGGGATGTTCCCATGATTAGTTTCAATGTCATCATGAGTATAGTTTATCTTGATCTTTTTCTTATTGAATACTGATTTAGTACCAACAAAGAATCTACCATTCTCAGGGTTGACTCCATAGACGACAGCGGGGGCACCATCATATTTGACTGATATTTGATTTCTCTTGCTCTTCAGAAACTTGATCACATCAACAGCACCCTCCTTACCAAGGGTCAGGATGCTGTCCTCTGGGTGTTCTAGGTGTTTGTTCTTCATACTACCATTATACACCATGCCAACAGGAAAACAACCCTCTCTGTACCAGTTTGTAGACTGTCACACAAAGAATTGTTCTAGTGGGGTCAAGTTAAGTTTCATTGCAGTATAGGGCGAAGTGTCCTCTATTGAGACTTCTTTACCTATTCTATTTGAATTGATGGGGGCGTAGTAAGCGTGCGTACTGCTTCTCTTTGTTCTCTTATGCTTGACGAATCCCCAGATACAACGAGATTCATCACCATCATTATAGAGAAACCTATAGTCAGATACAGTCCAGATAGCATCCACATTAGTTTTAAATTGTATCGACTCATAGCGGTATCCTTTAGGTGGTTGGTGAATAAAATCGTCTGGAAGTGCGGTCACAATTTATCAGTTAAAAGATTGTGGGAGAGATTCGACTTAAAGAGCATTTTCCACTGGGGTCGCTCACTCTTGCCTCCCACATTTATATAATAATCCATTGGGATAGGATTACAACCAGTAGTGTGCCAGTTTATTATATGTCACATTCGGGGTTGAGAAATTGTCTATTTCGCTTTACCTTAGTAGTTGAAATATCAATTAGGTCTTCTAACTCTTCAATAGAATTAGATAGGTTATCATCATCTTTCTCTTCAGAATAGAAAAATAATGCTTCACTTAACAAGTTGAATTGCTTGTCAGTTAGTGTTACATCGATCTTATACATCTTACCTCATAGGTATGTTAAATGACATGATTGTCCTCTGTTTATCTGATTTAGATACTGGCGATTCATGTAACAATACAGAGGGGAAAGTTAGAATCTCACCTTCATTTACTGAAGGCGCAACCTTATCTATTGTACCATAAAAAGGGTTAGGATTAGGACTATAAAATGTAGTGGGAAAGTGCTCTTCTGCATCAAATTCAACATATAATACACATGATATATTCATTAAACCATGATTGTGGGCACCATGATATTGTCCTCTGTCATATCTCTGTGACCATAGTTGCCAATCCTCAATACCTTTGAAAGGGCAATCTCCTCTATATCTATCATTCAATATCTGTGTGTATTCATTAACTAACCTATCTAAATCAGTTTCCAATATCTCATAAAACTCCATAAGATATGGTGCTGAAGTCTGATACTTATAGTAATCAGTCTGGCACTCATAATCTTGTTTAAAGTAATCAAACTCTTGAAGATCATCACCAGTAAAATCCATTAGATTTAAGAGTTTAGATTTCTTGTCACTCCAATCATCTACCACAAACTTAGTGATAGGGAACCCAAATAGATTTAGAGATTGACCGTTCATTTCTTGTGATTTCATTTTCTGTCTTGAGAACCCTTGCCACCACTAGACCAAAGACCTGTTTTTTCCATAATTCTGTCCGTCAGGTGTGTTTGGTCATCCATCCCACTCTCGTTATGGAAAAAAGACTAAGTGTCATCCTAGAAGTTCATTTGTGCTTATAGTTCTTTCTTGATTTGCGCCTTGGTTTTATACCCTTGTCTCTCTTCAACTCTGCTTTAAGTTTCTTTAGAAATTTCAAGTGATCAGGATACACCAATCTCATCAGATCCTTTTTAGTCTGTCTCGATTCTTTACTAATCTCTGTCCACCTCAACATCATTTATGTCCTGAAATGTAATGTTTGCGATGTCCGAATCAGTCCAATCTGTGATATCATCAAGGAATAAGTCGGTATCATCAAAATCATCTGCCTCGATCATCATTTCCTGTACTAATGCCTCAGCGTCCTCAAGTCGAACTTTATCCACCAAACTACTCATCTGTGTGGCGAATTGCTCTTCCATGACTGAAAGGCATTGTGCTCTGATCTTGTCAATTTGTGCCATTGGTTTAATTACCATGTAGTTTAATTATACTATAATGTTAAGTTATTTGCAACTACCTTGTCGCTCTTGATACCTGTGACTCTCCTCTAGTAAAGATAGTGTCAACAACTGATTGAAGGCGACGTTCTGTACCAATACCCACATTGCTGTAAACTGGTACAAACATCTTGCCAAATGGTTTTACATAACCATTTCCATTGATGTTAGGTTTGAGAGCACCTGTACTAATCTTAAGTGCATCTTCCTTATGTAGTCGAATGACTCGACCAATAGTCTGTGCCATGGTGATTAGATCAAGATTCCTCAATAGAATACAAGCAGTCAATCCGCTCACATTCATACCCTCTGAGAGAATAGAATGATGAAACATGACAAACTTCTTGTCAGGGTCAGCACCCCACTTGTTCATCAAATTGAAGAATGTCTTGCGAGTGACCTTCTTACCATTGATGATAGCACCATACTTTGATGTAATCCACATTACATTGTATTTCATAGAGTGACATACTGCCATGAAATCAGTTTGAGTAATCAACTTGTGAATGTTCTTACTAGACTTAGCAGTGACCAATACTTTGTCCATGTGATCTTCATTTTCAAGAGCATCAAGAATCATACACCTGTCAATCTGCTCGACTGATTCATAGAACCCGATAGGATACTTGACTGACTTGACTTGAGGCGGTACAATGTAACCCTTTTCAATCAACTCTGGAGCAGCGACTTCTGCAATAACATTACCATACACCTTGACATTGTTCATACCTCTCTCTTGTGATGTATGATGTTTAGGTGTGGCAGTGAAGTAAAACTTACGTCTGGTAATCTTAGAGCGATTCTTGACACTCTCAAAGAAGTTCCTTTGAACTGAATTGTGTGCCTCATCATAATATACTGTGTCTGCTTCAACATCTTCTCTGACTTTGTGAAGTGAGTGATATGTTGTAAAGATCAACTGGTTCCTTGTACTGTTATGATGCCACTCTTGAATCTCTTCTGGGTTAGTAGTAGTCTTATAGTTAGTCTCTCCACTATGAACATGAAGCACCTCGACATTATCAATGTGCTCTAAGAACTCCTCACACAACTGTTGTGCAAGTAAGATTCTAGGAGCAACAACAATAATAGTCTGCGGAATAGGCATACTGAATCGCCACTTAGCGTCCATAATCATACATATTGTTTTACCGCCACCTGTGGGTACAAGAACCTGCCCCCACTTGTGTTGCATGGTATCAATTATGTCTGTTTGATGGTCACGAAGTTGCATAGTCAGTTGTCTCAATACTCATATTATAGGATAAAAAAAGACCCCTGCATGGGGTCTTGTGACAGTTTCAGAACTGTGCCAATAGTTTTTGAGTCTCAGGATCGAACTCCTCTTTGACTCCATTGATGTCCATCAACCAATCATCTGCCTCAAGTCGTTCAAACTCTTCGGTTCCAAGTGTCCATTCGGGATCGCCCGAGAACATTTGGGCATTTTCTTCAAACTCTTGTGGGGTCATTGTCTTAATAATCAAAATTTACAAAAAATAATAAACACATCAAACTCAGCAACTTGCAGGCGAGTATTGTTGTGGTTCAGTCAGGAAATCTGTCACCTGATAACCAAGATCGAGACGTGAATTGATTGTCTCAGTCATTTCTCTCTTGCTCATCAGTCGCATTGACATAGCATTAACTTCGCCTTGATTGTTCTTCAGTTTGAGAGTATAAACGAATTTCTCAGTCAAAATGTTGTGAGGGCGGAACTCTACTGACATTGAACCTGATGTGAGTTGCATGGGGTCTCTTGTGTTTACTCTCTTATTATAATGGGATCAGAGTCCCCTGCAACCACCTGTGTGCCAGTTATCCAACTGGTGGTGTGCCTGGTGCCTGAGCAGGCATTGATTCCATATCAAACTTACTAGATGCCTTCTCTAGTTCTACCTTACCCTTGAGGGCATTGACCTCTGCAATAAGAGTCTTAATATCATCTTGTTGTTTATACAAGGCAGCATTAACCAATGACTCCAATGTAGTCAATCTCTCATCAAGATTACCAATGGTTCGCATTGATGCTTGTAATTGTTTCTTTAGTCTATCTACTTGTTGCAACTTAGTTTTAGTAAGTGCTTCTGTGTCTGATGTTAGTGAATCGTATCCCATAATTTATGTTACTCTTTGATTATTTAGATAGGTGTGCGTATTACCTGATGTACAGATAACCACCTGCCCAGTCACAGTTTGATAGCATCCACTGACGTTGATTGATGTCTCTCATATCAAATCTAACGTGTTTAGCAGGTGCTTTCCATGAAGCAGGTTTGTAAACCTCTCCTGTCATTTTGTCAACAAAAGCATGAACCCCTGCACTATCATATTTGCCTTGGTGGTAGTCATTCTGAATGATCTTATGATACCTTTTGCCTGATGTTATAGTAAACCTCATGCACTCTTCATCATTCTCAATTTTGTTAATCCTATCCTGTAGGTATGGATTATTTTCCTCTGAATTATTCTTGATGCAAGAGCGAACTGCGTAGTTCTTATACTGTTGTTCGAGAGCACGGCAAAGTGTCTCTGTCCATTGAAGTACTTCTACTTTTGTGAGTGATTGTTCTAGTGTTGACATAATCTTTGTTTGTATTGTTGTTTGTTAAAGAGAAAAGGGGGGAAAGGTAACAAACACAAAACCTTTCCCTCCACATTCATATATTACTGCTTTATGGTGGTAATACAACCACCTATGTGCCACTACTTCAACTGTCCACTCTTACCAAGTCTGTGTAGATAGTAACCTATGAGAGCACCAATACCCATCTTAAACAAGGCACTGAAAGAATTGTCAATTCGATTCAAATTAATATCTGTGCCTGTACCATACTCACTATTCCTCAAATGATAGTGAACAGTTTTGGGTCTGGTTTTCATGGCAATAATATAGTTGGGTGCGAGAAACAAAAACGTGGACTTAAACTCATTGACTTCTTTTTACGTTTAGGACTTGCACCTAACCCAATGGATGCCAGTTTTGTTTCCCATTATCATTATAGGTCATCTACCTGTCCTTGTCAAGTTCTTGGTTCTCATTGTACTGAGGGTTGCACTCTTCTGTAAATGCTTTCCTTCTCTCTTGTGGTGTTAGTTGTACCACTCGCCAACCGTAGTCTCCATTAGTGACAATGGTGGGCATCATGTTCATTGATAATGTGACTCTGTTGTCTCCATTATTATGTTGATAACCATGTATGACTTGAGCAGGGAAAATCATCAGTTCGCCCTCTTTCACCTGTACTTGATTATCCTGATTGTGGTCTGTAAACTTCTTCCGCATCAATGTTAGACTAGGCATTACAGGATAGTATAAATTTTCTTCTCTTGTGAAGTGTGTATTTACATGATCTTTTGTAACATCAAAGTTCACATAATATATGCAACTTAGGTAAGAATTGCTATGAAAGTGTGGATGTTGGTATCCACCCTTGTCGCTTATGTTATACCAACTATCTGTAACTGCTACTGTCTCCTGTATATAATGACCTAGAACTTCCTTTGCATAATATTCTCCTTGTTGTTCACACCAATTTTTAAATCTACCATACTTCATATCCTCATGGAGCACAGAGTAATGTCCAAGGTGCTTTAACGCCTTTGAGTTTGCATTGTAAGATAACTGATTGCTTTTCTGTTCTTCAATGTCATCTAACATATTTTGCTTTACCTTATCATGGAATGGGCACTCCACGATAAGAACTGGCGTTGGCAGAATGTTTACTACTTCCATGTTATAAATTAGGATAATCCCATAGTTCGCCTGACCTTTGGTTAGTCATGGCATTGTGTCTCTCTTGTTTGGTCAGAGGTTCAATTCTCACCTCATTCACATATCTAGGCATCAAATTACTTGATACTGTAATTCTATTGTTACTGTAATTAGTTGCATAACCATGGCAAGTATTAGCAGGCCACAGTAACAACGAACCCTCTAATCCTACCACTTCATTAACATAATTATACTTTGTTTTCTCGTAATTTGTCAACATATATGCAAAGTAGTCAGGGTTTTTCTGACTATTGTTTGGTCTGTAAAAATATGTTGGAGCGTGGACTTCATCATCAAAGTTGATATAATATAAGGCACATATAACGGCATTTATATGAAAGTGAGGA